AAGGACGGTAACTGCAACAAAAATAACGGAGGAACCTACCCTGACGATTTTCTACAGGGTAGACAACCGGACACTGTTGAAAACGAGCACCCAAATTCTTTAAGTGCTCTTAGTATAAATTCTTTAAGTGCTAATAATTCAAATTCTTTAAAAACAAAGACCGCACCTGATCCAGCCACACCGCTTGAATTGATCTTCGAAGGACTCCCTGAAGCCTGGCAGAAGGAGCACTCACTTCACAAAATAATCAAGGCATTCATACAGCACCGCGCAGAGTTGACCAAGCTGAAGAAAGCAAAGCCCCTGACTGAAATTGCCTGCCATCGGTTTGCCAATGATTGGAGCAAGCACCCGCTCGACGTCATTCTGAAGTCAATAGATACGTCCATACGGCGCGGCTGGACGGATGTGTTCCCTGAGTCAGTCAACAGCAATGGAAATGGCAACGGTCACCACCCACTCCCTACGTCCAACCGCAGTCAGGTGCCCAAGGTGGCGAACCCGATATATCCCGCTGGCAAGAGCAACACCGAGTTGAATCCAAATTTCTATTCCTAGAAAGGAGCAAGTCATGCCGACGCATGAAAGCAAGTGCGGTTGTGGTAGGGACCTCATGGGAGAGGATGAGTGCAGGTTTTGTCGAAGTCGTCAGGTTGCTTGGCACTCGCTCTCGGCGCGCATACGTGCCGACCTGAGGAAGATTCACCACCCGGAAGAAGCAATAAAGGCAGATCTGGACATCATCCACGAGCCCCTCAAGGGCCGGGGTCTGTATTTTTGCGGTCCGACCGGCTCGGGCAAGACGCTGTATGCGGCGGCCCTGCTGATGGCCAGTTTTGACGTGGCAAAAATTGGGGGACAGAAATTTTTCATGGCGCTCCCGGATCTGCTTGACTCGATCAAGTACACGTACAATGGGCGGGGTGGTTTGGAAGGTACCGAAGGTGAGATCATTCAAAAATACTGCTCTGCGGATCTGCTGGTGATGGACGACTTGGGCGTGGAGCGCACGACTGATTGGTCGTACAATATCCTAAACTCGATCGTCTCACAACGCTATGGGCGCCTTAAGTCTACCATCTTTACGTCGAATATCGATCTCGATCAGCTGGCCGCGAAGTTGGGAGACAATCGGATCTCGTCGCGCATCTGCCAGATGTGCGAGGTGCGACTGTTCGACTACAAGGACATGCGGGTGACACTGTGAAGATCACCACGATGGGAGTGCTGCTGGTTGGTCAGGGTCCGGGGCGCAGCGCCAAGCCGGGCGCCAGGGCGTTCGACGGTCCGGGCTTGAGCGGTGAGAGGTTTCCCAAGCTGCTCGGTGTCACCAGGGTGGAGTTTCTGAACAGAGTCGAGACCGTGAATCTACTGGAGCGGTTCAGTGGGAAGTGTGGGAAGGGTGATGCGTTCGACCTTGGATTGGCTAACCTGAGGGCGTGTCAGCTGATGAATCGTCGGCGAACTATATTTCTGCTGGCAGGTTACAACGTGGCCAGGGCGTTCGGGATCAGGACACGGTATTTCGAGCGTGTGGACTTTTGCAACCACACCACGATGTACGTCGTGCCACACCCGTCCGGGATCAACAGATGGTGGAACGACTTCAATAACGTGGAAACAGCCCGAAAGTTCCTGTCTGAGCTGTTTCCGGGTTTGAAAGCCGGTCAAAACGTCGGCCAACTCGTCTAGGCGGGCCGAAGGTGATTTTATGGGTATCAAGCCGTGGGAAACTACTCGAATCAACTGTAAAGACGAAGGCAAACGATCCTGCGATAATTCATTGCTGAGAGGTAACCGTGGAGCAAGATGATCTGGAAGACGAACACTGGGTGGAGCGGAGGATAGCGATCGGGTTTGTGGTGTCGACCGACTACGTGCGCGGAGTGATCTCGATCTTCAAGCCCGAGTACTTAGAGTCGGCGACGGCACGCACGGTCGTCGGGTGGGTGCTTGACTACTGGGAGAAGTACAGCCGGGCACCGGGTAAGGATATCGAAGGCATCTACATGCAGCATCTCGCGGCAGGCATGGACAAGGACAAGGCGGCAAGCGTGGAAGAAGTTCTCGCCAGCTTGAGTGAGGACTACGATCGAGAGAAGTTCAACGTTGACTATCTTCTGGATGAATCCCGCAAGTATTTCGCAGAGCGTCGGTTGAGACTTCACTGCGAGCAGATCGAGGGCGAGCTGGACTCGGGCAGCGTGGTTGAAGCGGAGCAGTTGGCGACTCAGTTCTCTCAGATTCCCTCAGACTTGAACAACGTGGTGAACCCGTTCACCTCCGAGGCGGTGGAGCGGGCGTTCAGTGACACGGCTCAACCCTTGATGACCTTCGGCCGCGCGCTCGGCTATATGTGGGACAGTCAGTTTGTCAGGGAGGGTTTCGTCGCACTGATGGGTCCCGAGAAGCGTGGCAAGAGCTTCATGCTTTTGGAGATCGCCATGCGGGCACTCATGACCGACTGCAATGTTGCCATGTTTCAGGCTGGCGACATGAGCGAGCGTCAGCAGGTCATGCGCATCTGCATCTACCTGGCTCAGCGAAGCAACGATCCGAAGTACTGCACCAAGATGTACGTGCCGGTCGTGGACTGTGAGATCAACCAGACCGGCAATGCTTGCTGCGACGAGGCACCCGGTTTTAAGGTCTTTGATGACGATGGCATGGATAAAACACACGCGGAGCTGCTCGAAGCGTTCACGCGGAACCCTGACTACCGGTACTGCAAGAACAACTCGTGCCCGTCCAGGCGCCCGATGGTGTGGCTCACGGAACGCAAGGCAGTTGCCCCGCTCACCAAGCACGATGCCAGGAGAGCAATACACAAGTTCAAGGGCAAGTTCCCGAAGTCGTTCAAACTTGCCACGTACCCGAACGAGACTCTGACGGTGGCCGAGATCAAAAGCTTGCTCGCCACGTGGGAGCGGCAGGAGGGTTTCGTGCCCGACGTCGTGGTGATCGACTACGCGGACATCCTGGCACACGACCCCGACGTCTCTCGCATGGACTTCAGACACAAGGAGAACTACAAGTGGCAGCGGCTCCGCGCCCTGAGTCAGCAGCGGAGGTGTTTGGTGGTTACGGCCACGCAGACCGACGCGGACAGTTACAGCGAGCACTTGCTTGGCATGAAAAACTTCAGCGAGACGAAGACAAAATTCGCCCACGTGACGGCAATGTACGGATTGAATCAAACTTCCGATGAAAAACGCATCGGAATCATGCGGGTGAACGAGATTGTCGTCAGGGAGGGTGATTTCGACAGAAAGCACGTGACGTATGTACTTCAGCGTCTGCAGATGGGAAGACCGCTGCTTGGGTCATACTCGAAAAATTATTTTTCCAAATCATCAGATGACTCAGTATAATATGGTTGATTAGGATTGAATCGTGCATTATCCAACCTGAACAGAAAAGGAGTGACAACATGGCACCGAAGGAGAAGGACGCAAAGAAGGACGCAAAGAAGGACGCAAAGAAAACGGAGGAGAAGTCCGTTGCGCCCAAGAAAGAAGAGAAGAAACCAACCGCAGTAAAACCCGCAGCCAAAAAGGCAGCTGCCAAGACCACTGCTGCCCCAGAAGGCCCCAGCCGCAAGGAGATGATCAAGGCCGCCGACGAGATGAACGAGCTCATGGATCTGGATCCGGTCATCGACACCACCCAGCCGGACGACAAGCTCCGGGCCAACATCATCAAGGAGGCCAAGGAGATCGTGCCGGATGATGTGTTCAGCGATGCCACGAACGTCGTGCTGAAGAAGCTGAGCTGTATCAAGTTCGACGAGCCTGCTGCACCCGCGGCGGATGCAAAATCCGCGAACAAAGATCACCCGAAGACCAAGAGTCCCTCGACGCCCAGGGCTCGCAAGACCGACGGTTTGAAGATCCGACTTCTCGTCAAGACCAATCCCAAGAAAGTCGGGGCGGCATCGCATGCGAGATTCGAGCTCTACAAGTCGGGGATGTCCGTGGGCGATGCTTTGGCTGCCGGCGTGACACACCAGGACATCTGGTGGGACGTGAGTCACAAGTTCATCGAGTTGAAGAAGTAGTTTCAGCATGGGCTGGTTGTGAACGGCAGTCGGTGGAAAGCACCGTGACTGATAGCTCCTCATAGAAGGCGAAGGGGTCAGCCAGCCCTCTCGTGATTATTCAACACTACTTTCGAGGCGGATATGAAGCGTGCAGATGTGCTGAAGGCCCTGGAGATCATAAAACCAGGGTTGAGGTCGACCAGTAAGAACATGAGCGACGACCGGGTGTTCATGTTCGAGCCGGGATTCGTGATGGCGTACAACGACTCATTGTTTCTGAGACACCCGGTCGTTGGTCTTGAATTGTCCGGATCCATACAGGCGGAGGAGTTTCACGGCCTGATCGCGCGCCTGTCCGGTGACGATGTTGAGCTGTCGGTGAATGGTAATGAAGTGCGCCTCTCGTCAGACAAGGTGGAAGCTGGGTTCACGCTGCAGGAAGACGTCAAGCCTCTCTCTGATGAGGTATCCGACCACGGCAAGTGGAAGCCATTGCCAAAGACTTTCAAGGAGGCGCTGGAGTTCACCATGATGACGTGTGCTTCGAGCATGGCCCGACCGGAGCTCACGTGTATAAACGTCAGAGAAGATGGTAGGCTGGAGTCGTCAGACAACTACCGGATCAGTATCTACGAGTCCGAGCCGTTTGGTGTTAAGACGTTTCTGCTGCCGTCCGCCGCGGCAGAGGTGATAGTCGGGTGCGAGATCGAGAAGATCGCGGAGGGCAACAGCTGGATTCACTTCAAGACTACTGCTGGCACCGTGATAGGGTGCCGTGTGTTCTCCGAGAAGTTTCCACTGCTTGACAAGCTCTTGAAGGTGTCTGGAACAGACGTCGAGTTTCCGGTATCCGTGCTGGAGGTCTTGGAGCGGGCCGTCGTGTTCTGTGTTGGAATGCCCAAGCTGGAGCAGCGTGCAACCATCACCATAAAAGACAAGGTGATCAAGCTCCGCGTCGAGATCGAGACGGCGTGGTTCGAGGAGGACAAGCGGATGGCGTATGACGGAAAGCACGTGAAGTTCGTCATCAATCCATCACTGCTGAAGTTCATCCTGGAACAGACGCTGGCCTGCACGGTGGGTGAGAATTGTCTCAAGTTCACTGGTGACAGTTGGCAGCACGTGGTTGCCTTGGTGGAGGAGTAGGCGTATGCGCAAGTCTACACCGAAGAAGCAGGAACAAGAGTTGAAAGTGAAGAAGCAGGAGGGACCAAAGCCAAGGCCGCTGCTCTATCCGGAGACGGTTTGGGAAGAGCACTGGAAAGGGATGCCTGAGTATGTTCAGGGGGTGCAGAGTGTCTTCACCTCCATCGTGGTTCACTTTCGGTCGGAGGAGGACCTAAAAGACTTCGCCGCGCGGATAAAACAAAACCTGACAAAGTCGACACGGAGCATCTGGTATCCAGAGCGCGGGTTGCACTGTCAAACCGACACCACCAAGCACTACGTGGATGCTGAAGGGGAAGAGTGACATGAATCCGCGATATCCGATCTACATCGTGTCGAAGAGCAGGTGGGACACACGGATGACAAGCAAGGCACTGGAGATGATGGGGGTGCCATATCGCATCGTGGTCGAGCAGCAGCAATACAAGCAGTACACCGATGTGATCTCGAAAAAGAAGGTGCTTGTATTGGATCCACGATATCAGGATGAGTATGACACCTGTGACGACCTGGGTGACAGCAAGAGCAAGGGTCCGGGTGCAGCGCGGAATTTCGCTTGGGATCACTCGATCTCGATCGGGGCGAAGAGCCACTGGGTGATGGACGACAACATCCGTAGATTCTACCGCTTCAATCGTGGATTGAGGATTCCAGTCGACACGGGCTCGATGTTTCGGGCCTGCGAGGACTTCGTTGATCGGTATGAGAACGTGGCGATCTCGGGACCGCAGTATTACATGTTCATCTCGAACTTTCACGCACTCCCGGCTTTTACGTTGAACACGCGGATCTACTCGTGCAACCTGATTAGAAACGATATTCCATTCCGATGGCGAGGCCGCTACAACGAGGACACGGATCTGTCGTTGCAGGCCTTGAAGAGCAACGTGCCTGGCAAAGATTACAAATGGTGCACGGTACAGTTCAATGTTTTGCTGCAGTACAAAATGTCCACTCAAACAGTCAAGGGTGGATGTGACGAGGTGTTCTACTCTCAGGAAGGCACGATGCCCAAATCGGTGATATTGACCGAGATGCATCCAGATGTTGCCCGCCTCACTTGGAAGTTTCATAGATGGCATCACGAGGTCAATTATCGAAGATTCAGGTATAACAGATTGGTTCTTAAATCGGGTGTGGTACCGCAGTCCGGGGTGAATGATTACGGAATGATGCTGAGAGATGTTTAGATGCACAGACAAAGATATAGTCTGTCCTCACCCTGGGTGAAAGTCATAGAAAGCTGGGCGAAGTCAAGTGGTGGGGCAGGTGGAGAGGATATGCGTTCTTTCCCGAGACTGAGACAGTGTTTGAGAAGGTGTGCTTGAGAGACATCGCACAGTTTTGTGAAGACGAGACGAAGCTGCACAGGATGAGGAAGTGAAATGGGTGGCTTTTTCGGTGACATCAAGACTGGCGCGGTGAGCACGTCGCCGCAGTGCTCCAAGTGTAGACTGTGTGAGGGTGTGAAGAGTCCGCGCATGAAGCCACACGGCCGATTTGAAAAAGAGATCCTGTTCGTCGGGGAGGCGCCAGGAGCCACCGAGGATGAAAATGGCAAGCAATGGCAGGGACGGATGGGGCACGTGCTCGAAGATGCCCTTGCCAAGCTCGGGGTAGATCTGTTCGAAGACTGCGCAAGCATCAACTCCATCAACTGCCGCCCCACGAACTCGGAGGGCAACAATCGTGCACCCACTGACAAGGAAATCAGCTATTGCCGTCCACTGGTCTTCAACGCCATCAAAGGGTACAAACCCAAGGTGGTGATCTTGCTCGGAGGCTGCGCCGTGACCAGCCTCATAGGTGCTCGGTGGACTAAGGACATCGGCACGGTCAGCAAGTGGCGTGGGTGGACGATTCCAGACAGGGAGTTCGGGTGCTGGATCTGCACGACGTTTCACCCGAGCTACATAGAGCGAAGCAGCAAGCAGCCAGAGATAGCCACCATATGGAAGTCGGATCTCAAGGCTGCTCTGTCTATGGTTGATAAACCATTCTCCAAGTTCAAAGATGAATCCACGCAGATCGAGATCATCACGGATTTGAACAGGCTGGAGGCGCTTGGTGATCCCATCGCATTCGACTACGAGACTACCGGATTGAAACCGCATGATACAACAAAACACTTCATACCGTGCATGTCGGTCAGCGACGGCGCGAAGACGTTCGCCTTTATGCTGCCTGGAGACTCTATCGGGCTGGCCAAGGTGCGGCGGATGCTCAAGTCAAAGCGGGGAAAGATCGCGTCCAACATCAAGTTCGAGGACACGTGGTCGTTCAATATTTTGGGCTATCGACCAAATAACTGGATTTGGGACACGATGCTGGCGAGTCACGTCCTCGACAACCGCCCAGGCATCTGTGGATTGAAGTTTCAGTCGTTTGTGCGGTTCGGCGTGTTGGGCTATGACGATGAGGTTTCACCGTTTCTGAAAGCCACCGACAACAAGAACGGCAACGCGGTGAACCGTATCACAGACTTGATCAAGACCGAGGCAGGGCGCAGAAAGTTGCTGATCTACTGTGGAATAGACAGCCTGCTGGAGTACCGCTTGGCGATGGCTCAGATGAAGGAGATGAGAATATGAGATCAGCCACTGTATTGGAAAAGATTCCAGCTTATGGTCGTAGAATACAAACCGAATCATTGTATCATTCGTGCTGTTCAGATCCGTATTCACATTCAGAACATTTAGAATTTGATTCTGTCATGAAGAATCTGGAGTAGATGGAGATGGTCAAAATTGAAAACAGTGTGGTTCGCAGAACAAATAAGAGCACGCCATGGCGCTGACGCGGGCGGACGCATACAGACTTTTTCACGATGGCATACTGGCGTTCTCACGTGCAGAGCAATGCGGGATACGGATCGACTTGGTGTACTGCGGGCGCAAGTACAAGCAACTGGGTCACAAGATAGAACTGCTCGAAGAGGACTTCCGACAGACAAAATTCTATCAGCACTGGCAACACGTCTACGGACTCAAGACAAACATCCACGCCAACGCTCAGTTGGCGCACCTGCTCTATGACGTGCGGAAGATCGAACCGATCAACTTCACGACATCTGGCAAGGGGTCAGTGGATGAAGAGACGCTGGTGCAACTTGACATCCCCGAACTCGCGGGTCTGATCCAGATACGACAGTTTGGAAAGCTGAAGGACACGTATCTTGAGTCGCTCATGCGTGAGCAGGTCGAGGGATATGTTCACTCGTTCTTTAACCTTCACACTGCGAAGTCATACAGGAGCTCATCAGACCGACCGAATTACCACAACTTTCCAGCTCGCGATGAAGCGGCGATGCGCATAATTCGGGACGCCATATTTCCAAGACCGGGACACCAGATAGGCCAGGCTGATTACGGTTCCATTGAAGTGCGGGGTGCTTGTTGTTATTGTCAAGATCCCAATCTAAGGAAGTACATCGAGGATCCCACGACGGACATGCACGGTGACATGGCCAAGCAGATCTTCAAGGTGAAGGACTTCAACAAGAAAACACCTGAGCACTACGTTCTGAGGCAGGCCTCCAAGAATGGTTTCGTGTTTCCGGAGTTTTACGGCGACTATTTCATCCACTGCGCCGAGAACATGGCCTGTGGCTGGTGCAAGCTTCCGAAGGGTAAGTGGAAATCCGGGCAAGGAATTTCCATGCCACAGGGCACGATATCGGATCACTTGATGAAGCAGACGATCGAGGTCGAACGCACGACCAGCAGCGGGAGGAGAATAAAGGAGGAGATCCCGATCGACTCGTACGAGGTGTTTGAGGAGCACGTGCGGCAGGTCGAAGATGACTTCTGGAACCGCCGCTTCAAGGTGTACCAGGCTTGGAAGGACAGGTGGTGGTCACAGTATCAGAAGAAGGGATATTTCGATCTATTGACTGGCTTCAGGTGCTCCGGCGTGATGCGCAAGAATGAGGTCATCAACCTGCCTGTTCAGGGGGCGGCGTTTCATTGTCTCTTGTGGGCATTCATTCGTTTGGATGCCATACAAACAGAGGAGAAGTGGCGAAGCCGTTTGGTGGGACAAATCCACGACTCGATCGTGCTCGACATACATCCGGATGAGAGAGATCACGTGCTGAAGACTGTCCGTCGCGTGATGTGCAAAGATTTGCGGAAGGCGTGGAGCTGGATCACGGTACCGCTCGACGTGGAGATCGAGCTGTGTGACGTCGACCGTCCCTGGAGTGAGAAGAAAGCATATAAAGTGGTAGCGTAGGGGGTGTGTAATGCTGGATCCAGAGATGTTGCAATTGTTGAAAGAAGTACCCGCAGTACCAGAGAAGCTGTTTCGGGATATTTATAAGAATTCGGTGATCACCGGCTCTAAGGTTCTGGGCGGTTTCATCGAGGGCACATCTGATATTGATTTGATTGTGCCTCACAAATTCATATCTGAAGATGATTTGAGTGAGTATGCCGTTGGTGCTTCTGGAGCTGCTATCGACATGGAGCCTGATTACAAGCGAAGTTTCTATATTCACACTCAAAATGGAAAGGTCTACAATATTCTCATCATGCACTCCGATGAAGAGTTCTGGATATGGGTGACCACGACTACACTTCTGAAGACCTGAGCGACAAGCTCCCATTAATTGCCAAGAGCAGGGACATCAGGATCAGAATATTCTGTAAGTTCCGAAATGAATTAAAAGTTGCATTGGCCCGAGTTAAAGAGTTTATTGAGAAACCGAGTATTGCTGATGACGATCCACCGTTCTAGTATTTGACGGAAAAGGAAGGAATCACATGGAGCGAGAGAGCAAGTTTGTTCAGCTCGTGGCCAACGATGGACTGCTCACAGCGTTGGACGAGGATGGTGATGTGTGGACGTACATTGGTAATGCTTATGGATGGCGTCCGATGAACATGACGCGGCTGTCAGACAAGACCGCCGGACGCATGATGAAGAGCAAGTACAAGTCTTCGTATCGGTCACCACGTCTCCGAGATGACGATGACGATTGATTATTGTTGAACTTTTGTTGAAAGTCAACACCGCTCTTGAGAATAATAAAGTGAACTGGAGATCATGATGTCGCTTTATCACAGATACCGCCCTCAAGTTTTTGATGACGTGGTTGGCAACCAGCAGACCGTGAACACGCTGCAAGCCGACCTGGAGAAGAAGGACCGACCGCATGCCATGCTGCTTCACGGACCGACGGGCTGCGGGAAAACCACGCTAGGCAGGATCACAGCCAGCGTGCTGGACTCCAAGGGCAGAGACTTCAACGAGATCGACATCACGGACCTCCGCGGCATCGACAATATAAGAGAGATCAGGCAGCGAAGTCAGTTCAAGCCCATGGAGAGCAAGTGCACGGTGTGGTTGCTGGACGAAGTGCACCGTGCCACACCTGATGCCCAATCAGCGCTCTTGAAGATACTCGAAGACTCTCCGGCACACGTGTACTTCATCCTGGCCACCACTGATCCGCAGAAGCTGTTGCCGACGATTCTAAGTCGCTGCAGTCAGTACGAGGTCAAGCGGTTGGATGAGAAGCAGATGTTTCGTCTGCTTAGGCGTGTGGTGAAATCAGAGGAGCGGAAGTTGGATGACTCGGTGTACGATCAGATCGTGATGGACAGCATGGGCCACCCTCGCAACGCTCTACAGATCCTGGATCAAGTGCTCGCCGTGGACGAAGCGCAGCAATTGGAAGTCGCCAAGCACTCGGCCGAGCAGCAGAACAAGACCATCGAGTTGTGCCGTGTGCTGATCGACCGGGCACACTGGAAGAAAGTGAGCTCGGTACTTGGTGGACTGAAGGACGAGGACCCCGAGAAGGTGCGCTACGCCATTCTGGGATATTGTCAAGTTGTTGTTCTCAACAGCTCCGATGAGTCGAAGAGAGATGTAGCTGCGATCATAATCGAGGAGTTCATGGCCCCGCTGTATTCATGTGGGGCTGCAGGTCTTGTTTTTCATTGCTACAGTGTCACGAAGAGGTGAATCATGAAGACGAGCGAGCCGGAGAGCGAGAAGTTGAGATACAAGGATGAAGTGAACATCGACGAGTCCGCACTGGACGTGTGCTGGCTCAAGCAGCCTGATCTGATGCAGAAGTATGGACGCAACGCGGCTCAGATGCAGCGTCTCTACGACAAGGCCGAGGAGAAGCTGGAACTTTGCGTGGCGGATCTCGACGCGATCATTCGGAAGACACCCGAGGCGTACGGGATAGATCGGATCAGCGAGGAGAGAGTCAAGCAGGCCATAAAGCTGGTCCCGGAGTGGAAGCAGGCGAACGATGCTTTGATAGAAGCTCGTTATGAGCTCAACGTAGCCAGGGCAGTGGTAAAGTCGTTCGACCACCGCCGCGATGCCTTGGAGCACCTGGTCAAGCTCCACGGACTTCTGTACTTCGCCGGGCCCAGAGTTCCGCGCGACTTGACGAAGGAGTGGCAGAAGAACAAAAGCCAAGAGAACAATGATGCCGAGGTGGCCGCAGCGGTGCGGCGTCGTCGGTCTTGATCAACTTTTCATTTGATGCAAAGGAGACAACGGATGAAACCGAAGATGAGCTTCAAGGACAGAGTGGGCGCCGATAACGAGCGCGAGAAGAGCAGGGGAAGCAGTGGACACCTCGCTATTCCACGCGACATCACTATGCTGAAGGTGGCCGGCGGTGACAAGGTGAAGTTCGACTTTTTGCCCTATGTCGTGTCGGATGAAAACCACCCTTGCCGCAACGACGAGAAGGGTGTGGCTACACCAGGGGATGTCTGGTACCGCAGACCGTACAGGATGCACCGCAACATCGGTGTCAACAACAGCGTCATCGTCTGCCCGACCAGCGTGGAGAAGAAGTGTCCCGTGTGTGAGTACCGGTCGAAGCTGCTCAAACAAGGGAAGCAGTTCGATGACGAGGAGGTGAAGGCCGTCAAGCCGAGCGAGAGAAATCTCTACGCCGTCGTGCCGATCGGTCACAAGGAGTACGAGGAGGAAGTTCATCTCTTCGACATCAGCCGCAGGTGCTTCCAGGACAAACTCAGAGAAGAGACAGACGAGAAGCCGGAGTTCAGGGCGTTCTTTGATCCGTCGGAGGATGGCTTCACGGTTGCGATCCGTTTCAGCGAAGAGCAGCTCGGCAAGAACAAGTTTGCCGATGCATCCAGGATTGACTTTGAGCCACGCAAGGAGGGCTACGACGACAAGTTCCTGGAGGGCGTGCCGGATCTCGACAAGATCTTGATCATTCACCCGTACGAGAAGATCCGCCAGATGTTCTACGGTGCCGGGAAGGAAGCTGATGAGGTGGATGATGATGATCCGCCGTTTGATGCCGATGCTGCTCCGGCTCGACGTGGCAAGACTGAATCACGCTCTCGCCGCGATGAGAAGGAAGAGGAAGAGGACGACAAGCCCGCTCGTCGTGTCAAGAAAGAAGAGGACGAGGACGAGCCGCCCAAGAAGACCAAAAAGCCTGCCGATGATGACGAGGATGAACCACCGGTGAAATCCAAGCGGGCCACAAAGAATGATGACGAGGATGAGCCCCCTGCCAAATCAAAAAAGCTCTCTGACGACGAGGACGAGCCGCCCAAGAAGTCTTCGCGAAAGGACGATGACGCTTGCGTCGCATGCGACGGAAGTGGCGAGAACAGCAAAGGTCGCGTTTGTGCGCCTTGCCACGGTACCGGCAAGAAGGCCGAGAAGGAAGAGGACGAGGACGACAAGCCCACCGAGAAGTCTGGCAAAGAGTCCACGCGCAAGAGCAAGGACGAGTGTCCGAGTGGACACAAGTTCGGCGTCGACACCGACAAGAAGGATGAGTGTGACGCATGCAAGGTCTGGGAAGCATGCTATGACGTCAAGAAGGCCGCCAGAAAAGCTGGAAAGTGAGGGTTTGTAAATGAGCACGGGCATGTTTGAGCGGGAGAACGTGTTGGTTGGGGGGTACGTCTCCCGCTCGGCATCCGAATTATTCAGTCTCGCGGTGCTGAGCGAGGACACGACGCGGTCGAAGACAATCCGCAGATTAGTCGATGAGTACGTGACACACCGTCAATCTGCCGATGAGCTCGTAAACTACGTGGCTGGCGCGCGCGTCGAGCACTGGTGGAAGGTCATTCAGTTCGGCAGGAACCGGCTCACGTTTGCTCACTACCTCAAGGACACTGCGGTGTGGCTACACAACAGAGCGATTGGTCCCGCGTACGCTGGTAAGATCATCAACAGGATGAAAAAAATATATGCCAAGAAGACAGTTCAAGTCTGAAGACAAGTTGAGCACGCAGCTGCGCGAGCACACCCGTGAGGAAGTCAAGCCGGAGCGTGTCTATGATGGCAGTGATGACATGGTGATCAGTACTGGTAGCACGCTGCTTGACCTAGCAATAAGCGGTGGTAGATTTTCACGTGGGGGGCTGCCGGGTGGCATCCTGGTGGAGATCTTCGGTCCGCCTTCGTCTGGCAAGACGGTGATGCTCTGCGAGATAGCTGGAAACGTACAGAGACAGGGCGGCAGCGTGCTGTTTTTCGACCCTGAGGCGAGGCTCAACAAAGAGTTCGGACAGGTGATGGGTCTGAATACGTCCAAGATGGAGTACGAGAAACCAGACACGATACCGTCCGTGTTTCGTCCCATACGAAAGTGGGAGCCCAAGTCCTCGAACAAGAAAATCGTTCACGGCGTCTTTGCTGACTCACTCGCTGCACTCTCTACTGAGATGGAGATGGAGGACGAGGATAAGATGGGAATGCGCCGCGCCAAGGAATTCAGTCAGGAGCTGCGCAAGACGTGTCGCATCTTGACGGACAAGAATTTCCTGATGGTGGCCTCGAATCAGGTCAGACAAAACATGGATGCTGGTCCATACGGGTTGAAGTACAAGAGCCCGGGTGGCGAAGCCATCTCCTTCTATTCGAGTTTGCGGCTTCGCTGCATGAACCCTGAGAAGCTGCGGCGCAAGAAAAAGATCCGAGGCACCGAGTTCACTCGAACATACGGAGTCGAAGTTACGGTGGAGGTCTTCAAGAGCAGCGTGTGGGCACCATACCACACTGCACCGGTCGTCATAATATTTGACTACGGCGTCGACGACATCCGCGCCAATCTACAGTATGTAAAGACGGTCACGCAGAGCAGCACCTACGTGGTGGGCAATGACAAACTCAGTCTAGCATTAGACGACGCGATCGAAGAGGTCGAGAGCGGCCTGGTCAAGAAACTCCGCGATGAGGTGATCGAGTTGTGGCACGAGGTCGAGGAAAAGTTTATGGTGAAACGACAAATCAAGGAGCGAGATTGAACGAGATTGCCCGCCGTGCAGTGGAGGTACACCACTGACGTAGATTTATTCCGTGGGGGTCTAAGGACATTCACGGTACACTGGCCACGGCCACGGCGGGCAAAAAAATTTATAGGGGGCAAAGGATCATGGGGGGGAACGTGCAGGGCGCGATACCAAAACAAGCCTCGTTGTCCATTCCAGTCACGATATTCCAATGCGGCAAAGCCCCCTTCCACTTTCGAGAGGCAGTGCGATGAGGCAAACTACCGTGTGACTGATCCGCCGCAAGCTATACACAGTTCAACTTTTCAGTCTGGCTGGGCAAGTCGGACTTTGTACCAACAAAGACAGTTTCGTGATTGACTTCTTTCGAGCATTTCCGACGAAGCGTGCGGCGCAGAGATACATCGATGAGAATTATGGCCCGAGTAAAGATCTTTTCACACCCATTCCATTCGTACCGAGGGAATCATGAGAAGGCAAAAGTCATCAGCAACGGAAACCACGATCGTGGGGATCGACCTGTCCCTGAACGGTACAGGCATCTGCAGTGATGCTCTTCAGTCCGAAGGATCTGAAGGTGGTAAGTGTTTGTTCACTATAACAGCGGGATTCCTATTTCGTGAGATCACGTTCAAGAGTGTCACACCGCGGCACGAGAAGTGGGCGAAGATACGTGGTGTCATTCGTCAGGCCACGTCCGCTCCAGACACAGTGGTGATCATCGAAGGATACGCATTTGGTGGACAGGGCAACAACGTGATCTGCGGGGCAGAGATCGGCGGCATCGTCCGCATGGACTTGTTTACACGTGATGTGCCGTTCGTGGAGGTGCCTCCGTCCACGCTGAAGAAGTTCGTGTCAGGAAAAGGAAACATCAAGAAAAACCTGATGCTGAAAGAAGTCTACCGAGTGTGGAACATGAATCTCGACAGTGACAATCTGGCCGATGCCTTCGGACTAATGAAGATCGGTCAGGTGCTTCTCAAGAGAGAGACGGCTACCAAGGCTCAGCGTGAGTCACTCAAGAAGGTGGAATGGGAATCTGTCGTGAAAAACATGAGGTAGTCGTGAGACACCGATATCCATTGCCGTTCTTGGCATCCAGCAAATCAAAGCCTGCACCAGACA